TCTCTTAATACAACAGACTCAATCTGCTTCATGTCAACAGGCGCACCGCTTCCAATTAGCTTGCTGATTTGAAAATCAATCTGGTCTGGGAACGTATCAATATATTGCTTCAATACAATTTCATCAGTCGTCTTAGTGCGTCTTGCCGTCATCTGCACGGCTTTCTCGTACACAGACGATCCGCGCATAGCCACATTGGCTTTGAACTTCAAGCCGACTTCTGGACTCATAGACGCAACGACAGGCGTAGCACCGTCAATTGCATCACGCACCGTAGCCACAGCCTGTTGCTCGGTAATCTCGCCTAGCTCAAGCTTTTTCTTTAACAAGTCAAACTGGTTTTCAAGCCGGACCGTCAACTCGGAACTTAGCTGAGATGCCTGCGCGGCCATGTAGGTTTCTTTAAAAACCTTACCCTGACCTTTGAAGTACTTGTCTAGCTCTTTAGGATCACGGCGAATGTCACGCCATTGTTCTGGAGTCAGTGGCCTCTCAATTGCATACTCTGCTGCCTTACGGCGAACATCTTCCTCTTGCGCCTTAAGCAAGGACTGCGACATCCGATCAAGGGCATCGCCAATGTTGCCGCCAGCTCTGGCAGTGACTGCTAAGTCTTCAAAGCGCAAAGAAGGAACGTCAGCAAGTGCTGCACGTTGTACATTGGCGGCTTGTACTTTAGGTAATTCGGCCATGTCAAGATTCCGTTCCGAAGCCAATGCTGCGATCTTCAATCGGCGCAAGCGGACTGCCACCACCCGTAGATGGTGACATCAAATCTTTACCTGCCTTGAACGCAAAGACGGAACCAATCGCAGCATCGAACAATGCCGAGGTCATCGCTGCCTTACCAGCCGAGCGGTAGATGTCTGCCTGTACGCCAGAAGCCAGTTGTGCCTCTAGGCCAGCATTCAGTGATTGGATCGCGTTCTCGCGTGAAATGTCAAAGTCACGGCTAGACTGCACACCTTGCTGGAATGCAACTTCTGCCGCAGAACCTTCTTGGCTTAGTACGCCACCAGCCGCTGCACGAGCGTTGACCGCAGCGTAGAAACGGCGCTGGTTCTTCAGAATGTCCAATGCCTGATTGTTGTAGTTCAGCGCAGTAATGCGGCCTTTTAAAGCCTCTCGTTCACCTTGCAGGCGAGTTTGCTCGGCCTGAAAGTTGTACATTTTCTGCTGCTGGATGCCACCATAAATCTTGGAGCCAGCGGCAACTGCGGCAAAAATATAAGGAATAGCCTGCATTATGTCCCCGCGTAAGTAGACACTTTATATTCAAGACCAAGCAATGTCATCTTCAGCGGCAAAGTCTGCGTGACATCGACGTATGCTTCTCTGGTGTAACCAAGGATGCCTTCAAGTTCCTTGATGCCAGTATATGACGGTTCAGGCTGGTCAAGAACGTCTTCACCAAACTTCTTAAACGTCACCAGCTTGTCGTTGATAACAAAGTGCTGTGTCTCGTAAACAATCGCATTGACTTCAACAATGCGTTTCTTGAACGATGTTCTAACACCAGCCGTTGTCTTTACCTCAACAGGCATGGTTTTGACGCGAGTGGTAAACGGCAAGCCAACCTCGTAGCTAGTTGCAGCCGGGCGCTCAAATGTCACCGCACCACTTGCCACCACTTCGTTTTCCAGCACTACGCCATCGGCTATGACATTAACAGTCTTGCCATTAAGCGGCAGGCCTGAAGCACCAGAACCAGCACCACCAGTCTTGTTACAATCGGTGAAAGTACCATCGGTAAACAACTCAACAAAGTAACGATTCGTTCCACCAATAACTCGTTTCACAAGTACATAAATATCGGTTACATCTACGCCGACTTCTTCAAATGTGCCGTCGGTCGTAAACTCTGTAGCAGCGACAATCTGCTGGCTTCTCAGGATTGTGTAAACCGCCATTGTGCCATCACTTACATTCGGTATCAGCAGCAAGTCACCTTCATCGGTAGACGTTGCTTTCCGCAAAGCAAGACGCTTTGGGTTCTTCATCAAATGCGAAGACAACAGCGATACGCGCTGCGTTACATAAGTCGCTTCGGTATCCGTGTAGAGGAACTCGTTAAGCGATTTGCCTTGGCGCTGTAGGTAGATGGTACTGCCGTCAAGCTGCTGAACTCGGACACCTTCTTTTGCTCCGTTCTTACTTGCGCCTTTGACAAAGAAGTTGGTCGGCGTGATAGGGTCCAGACCAGACTGCGGCACATAGAACTCAGCACCAGTAGTAAACACTTGAAGATCACGAGCTGAAATAAGATCAACGATGGTATTAAGCTGGTTCGTGTCCAGAGTTGCCTCAAGCGCATCGTCTTCATATCCACTGTCCGGTCTAAAGTCGAAGAACAAACCTACCTTGCTGCCCCAGATCGTTGACACTCTGGACTTACTGCCGCCAAAGTACAGCCGTCCTTCGTGGAAGGTGACGGTTCTCGGCCAGCCCTTAGTGCTAGACCAAACAGCTTCGTAGCCGCCTTCGACTTCCCATGAACCACTGGCAATGGCGTTTGTATCGAAGAAGGGAATCTCAGTAATTCCGCGTACCACCGTGCCAGAATCAAAAGCCGTTATCCTTAACCGTCCCTGCGGCGTAGCATTGATGTATTGCCCGACGCTGCCAGACGTAAACACCGAAGCGGATGCCGTAACCTTAACCGTCCCAGAAGTCTTATCAGGGGTAAGCGTCGCAGCAGGATTCGTAAAGGTCTGAGTAAATGCGTAAAACGGGATCGAATCAAAAGTGATCGTAGATATTGTCCAAGACGCATCATTGGCACCACGCACTAATTTAACTGGAGCAACGTCCGGGTGAACAATAATCATTGTATCTGCTGACTGCGTGTAGCAGATGGTGTTTAAGCGAGAACCTGTCAAGCCAACGCCACTGGTGCTTAGATAATCGTTGCCAGACGCATTGATGTTCGTAATCAGTACGCCATCCTTAAAGACAGCCATCTGGTTATTGGTAAAGCACAGCATATAGCTATCTGTTACCGAGAACTCGAACGGGACTAATCGTGCGCCAGACGAGGCATTAGCAATCTCTGCAATGTACTTTAAACCTGAACGACGCTTCACACCGCCCTGTGGCTGCACAATAACATTCGTCAACTTCTCACAGGCATTCTCGTATTGTTTTAGGTCAATACGCGCACGGAGCAACGGGTCAATCTCACCCGAAGTAAAGTTGGTCTGAATGTTGATGAAGCGTGTCATCAATACCTCACAGCAATTAGGCTGTAATCTTCAATCGACTGAGGTGGCTGGCCTTGGCCTTCGATGTTGGCAGCAATGCGGAAGTAGCCACCACGGCCATTCTCAGACGGAGCGCCAACCGCAACACCTTGCCAATACTGTGCCTTGCTGGCCTGATCGGTCAGCGGCTCTGCCAAGTGCCATGCCATCATGTACTTCAGCAACTGAACGAAATACACCGGCATTTTGTTTTCAGGTACCGAGAACTGATAGTCAACAACTATTGTTGTCGAGTTAGTTAATAGCTTGTCTTCATAAAGCTCCCATTGCTGGAACGGGCGCTCACCGACAGCGGTGCTGGTAAATGCAGCACGGGGTGGGCCAATACGATCCGCAGGAAGCTGATAAGCGTACCGCCATTCATTGATTGGAGTAGTAAGAATCTGGGATAGTGAGACTTTTTTGAATGAGAAAGCCCACGGATACTGCTGTAGCAGTGAATCGCGGACGTTGGGATAGATACGGTCGCAAATGTTGGCTGCGTCTGTGCCTTCACTAAACGACGAAATAGGCTTTGCTCCGATCAACAATAGCGCATCAGAACAGATTCGAATTGATGTATCACCGGCTGCCATCGCAAACCCTTCATGTAAGAAAGGGCTGACCCCTCATTGAGAAGCCAGCCCCCGGTACTACAGCTAACCAGATTAGTCGCTGTCGGTCGCGTCAACGGTCGTGCCGTTGGTTACGTCCACCACGGAGCCGGTGTTGGAGTTTACCCAAACAATCGACATTGCCGCAGTGCCACCAGTGCTGGTATGGCAGAAAATAACGTCGCCAACCTTCAGAACCGATGCAACGCCGTTGAAATACCCGGAGGTATTAACGTCAGCAATTGCGTCAGTCGTGCTGTAGGTGTGCATCGATGGCGCGTTACCGGCCTTTGATGCGCCGTGTGTGTTAAAACCAGTCATCGAAAATGCCATGATTACTCTCCTTTACGCGCCGTTTTCATCGCAAGTGATTTCCACGATGCCTTCAGCGTCGATAGCCACAGCACCAGCCGAGAACATCGAAGCAACCAGATAAGAAGTCTTCTCTGCGATGTAATCGATGCGAGTGGTCAGGCCCATACCTTCGGCCATACCCACTGCTTGCTTGTGGTATGCGTACACTTTACGGTCACCCGACGAAATTGCCAGACCACCTTCGTCGCGGTCGCCAATGGTGATGAACTTGAAGCCCAGATAGGTATCAAGCTGACCAGCCACCAGTGCCTTGACGGTGTTGAAGTCAGACGATTTCACTTCTGTCTCGTCCAGCAACGACGCGAGGTTGTTAGCGTGGATGATGATGAAGCGGTCAGTCGGAGGGACGTTCTTGGCATCCAGTGCCTTCTTAGCTGCCAGCAGCTTGTCCAGATTCATGTTGCTGTTTGCACCACCAACGCTGGAAGCGACTGTCAGGGAAGTACCGGAGTTCGTCAGGGAGTCGAGAATCAACTGGTCTTGACGACGAGCAATAGCTTTCGACACAACCTGAACGAGTTCTTGACGCTCGTCAAAGTTGATCTTGGCTTGGTTGAAAATGTCCGAGTATTCGGCAGCAATGTAATCCGACAGGGTGCAAGTAACTTGCGAGTAGGTTACATTCAGTGGGGTAACGTCAGTTTGCGGAACGCGAACATTAGCGACACCACGACCGATTTTTGGGAACTTGTGGGTTGCAGCCTCTACACCTGTACGAAGACGAACCGTGTTACGCAGGGCGCTTTCGCCTTGATAAGCCTGCTTAACTTCGGCATCGAACAGGGTAACAAAGGCATTAGATACTGAGATTGCCATATTATTACCTCGTCAAAAAGTTAAAAAAACACTCTTTGCCTTGGTTATCCAGATTTACTGGGCCGCGACTTGCGTTTACGCCACGCCGATGCGGGAAGGTTCACCTCCATAAAGGGCCACGAGGGTTGTCCTTGTGGCAAGCTTATACACTACATTTTTGGAAATTGCAAATAAAAAACCCCGCCGAAGCGGGGAAGTCTCCACGAAGGAGGAGGTTAGCTGCCAAACGCCTGCTGAAAAAGCTTTTCGACTTTGCGCCGATATTGTGGATCGGTCTTGTACTCTGGGCGACCTACCATCTCGTAGAGTTCGTCTTTGCTAGGCGCACCCTCAAGAGGAACAGATTCTACAGGAACTCGGCCCTCATAGGCTTCCCGAAGTTTTGTCAAAGCGTTAAGACCTTTGGCTGTGCCGCCCCAGACCTTAAACTCCTCGAAGTCGTCCGCAGACCAGATACCCTTTTGCACCAGACCCCTTGCCCACTGGGCATGGCCTTGGATGATGGCATCGGCTTTTGGACCCAATAATGCCCGTTCCCGCTCGGCACTTTGCTGGGTCATCTCAGCTTGAGCGCCCATGATCTCGCCAAACTGACTTGCCATTTCGTCAAATGCTTCTTGGCTTAGACCGTATTTAGCCGCCCAGCCCACATAAGCACTTGCCAAAGGATCATCGGAGATGTCCTCGCCCAGCACGGAAGTATCGTATTTACCGCCTTCAGGAGCCTTGTGCTTTCCTGCACGAAACTTTTTCTCCAGTTCCGAGTAGGATTTTGCCAGCCCTTCGAGGTCGGGTTCGTTCTTGTCTTTGACCCAGAACTTCTCGGGCCAATAGTCTGGCCGCTCTAGCGGATCGTCATCGATCTCAGCGGACAGGTTTGGGGATGTTGGTTGGTCAATATGTGGAACACTTACACCAGCCTCCGGGGTTGTCGCCTCGTCAGCGGAATCAATCGATTCGCCAGCGAGAAGGCCACCAGTATCTGCTGTGTCTGTCATTGCAGGGCTCTCCTTATTCGAGCTTCAAGATCGCGGATAACGGCGTTCTGACCTTCGCGCCAGTAGCCATAACTGTTATCCGCACCGGGTTGCCACGATGGATTCTCAAGGTAAGCTTCTCGCATCCATTGCAGCAATTTTTTACCGTCCTCAGTGCCAAACACGCGCTGCACTAAGCGGTCTAGTTCTTCTCTTTTTGATATAACTTCAGCCGCATCGACTGTAGGAATTGTTTCTAAATCATCCCAGCCAGCCATAACTCTCCCTATTTTGTTGGCAAATTAAACTTCTCCGTGGAATCAGCAAAGGGAGACTTGTTCTGCTTGACTCTCCCTGCCGCATAATCAACCGCCTTATCGATAATCGATGGAGGAATCTTCTTCATAAAGTCAGGTGAATCAACATTGCTTTTACGCAAGTAATCCAACTCTTGCTTGGTAAGTGTCGGGACGATCAACGGGATCAGCGTTTCCTTGCCGTTTAAGCCTACGCCAATGCTCACCTCGGTCATGACATTGCCATCTGGGCGTGGGATTTCACCAAAGAATCCTTTGCCCTTTGGGCTACCGTCTGGTCGCTTGCCATAGTCCATTACATCATCCCCTCTTCCATTTCACCTGACGCTTGCTCTACTACTTGCGTTGCACCGGCTGGCACCATACCTTGCTGTTCAGCCATTGCTGCGGCGATCTGTGCCTGCTGTGCCATTGCCTGCTGACGTTCAATCGAACTCATCCGCAGTGTGGCAGGTACACCCAGCTTGTCACCGATGTAATCGACT